ACAAAATGGTTATGAAATACATCACATAGATGGCAATCATCAAAATAATGATCCAAAAAATTTAAAGGCTGTTACCATTGAAGAACATTTACAAATACACAAGGATCAAAATGATTATGGTGCAATACAAGCAATTTTAATTCGTATGAATAGATCGGAAGAAGAAAATGTTTTATTGCGTGAAAGTGCATCAAAACATCAATCCGAACTGTGGCAGAGTGGAAATCACAATTTTCAAAAAATTTCAAAAGAATATAAACAAGAAATATGTAGGGCAGCTGGTTTAAAAACTGTTGAAAATAAAATAGGTATACATGCTATAAATTCTGATCCAATATTGGCTAAAGAGAATGGTAAAAAAGCAAGAAGTAACTTGAGTAGAGAAAAGGAATTAATTATGATGAAAAAATGGAATGAAAAAGTGAAAGATACAAAATGGTGGGTCAACAGTGAAGGTAAAAGAAAACGAAGTAAAATTTCTCCTGGAAATGAATGGAAAGAAGGAATGTATTATGAAAATTAAATTGATATCGTATTCACAACCAACTGATGAGATGAAAAGCCAAGGAATTAACGATGTGCAGGATATGGTTGCATTTTGTGCTAGAGTTTCAAATCCCAACAATCAGTACAATACCGATACGGCTGAAAAGTTAATTAATTACTTGATTAAAAATTCACATTGGAGTCCAATGGAACTCACATCGTTGTGTTTAGAACTTACAACGACACGTGACATTGCAAGACAAATCTTGCGTCATCGTAGTTTTAGTTTCCAAGAGTTTAGTCAACGATATGCTGATCCTACTGCTGAACTTGACGAGGCATTTGTGTTGCGTGAAGCAAGATTGCAAGACACAAAGAATCGACAAAACAGTGTAGAGTTGGATATGAGTGATGAAGCACAGAAGTTATTGGCCATTGAATGGGAACGGGCTCAACAACGAGTATTGTTTTCAGTCAAACAAGAGTACTCTTGGGCTATTAAAAATGGTATTGCCAAAGAACAGGCACGTGCCGTATTGCCAGAAGGCCTTACTGTAAGTCGCCTCTACATGAACGGCACATTGCGTTCGTGGATTCACTACATACAACTCCGCTCAGCAAACGGTACACAAAAAGAACACAGAGACATTGCGATTGAATGCGCTAAAGTAATTGCCAAAGTATTTCCTATGGCAAATGAGTTTACAGAACAAAAATAATTAATTGGAGTAAATATGGATATCGTTCACGGTATAAAGGTCGACTATTCTCGGGACAATTTGTTCGATGAGTTGGGTAGAAAAAGATTAAAAGAAAGTTACATGAAGGATGAAGAAACTTCTCCGCAAGAAAGGTTTGCTTATGTTTCAGCTGCGTTCGGCACAAACAAAGAACACGCACAGAGATTATATGAGTATAGTAGTAAGCATTGGTTGTCGTATTCTACTCCTATTCTCAGTTTTGGGCGTTCTAAGCGTGGCCTTCCTATATCATGCTTTTTACCTTATCTACACGATTCATCTGAAGGCCTTGTCAACTGTCTATCAGAAGTTAATTGGCTCTCGATGTTAGGTGGTGGTATTGGCATTGGATTAGGCATTCGTTCAGCAGATGATAAATCTACTGGCATCATGCCACACCTTAGGACTTATGATGCTTCGTCTTTGGCATATAGACAAGGTCGTACTCGCCGTGGTTCTTATGCTGCTTACCTTGACATTTCTCATCCAGATATTCTCATATTTTTAGAGATGCGTAAACCTACTGGTGATCCCAATATGCGAACGCTAAATCTGCATCACGGTATTAATATTACCGATGATTTTATGCAGTTGGTTGAGAAGTCAATGTTAGACCCGAATGTCGATGATACATGGGAATTAAAAGATCCACACAATGGTGAGGTGCGTGATACAATTTCTGCCAAACTATTGTGGCAAAACATACTTGAGATGCGTATGTTAACAGGTGAACCATATATACACTATATTGATACGAGTAATCGTGCTCTACCTGAGTTTCAAAAGAAACTGGGTTTGAAAATCAATCAATCAAATTTATGCAGTGAGATTATTTTACCAACTGACAAAGACCGCACAGCTGTGTGTTGTCTATCTTCAGTTAACTTGGAGTATTATGATGAGTGGAAAAATGACCCGTTATTTCTTAGAGACATGGCTGAGATGCTTGATAATGTTCTTGAATATTTTATCGTTAATGCTCCTGATGCAATTTCCCGTGCAAAGTATTCTGCAAGCCGTGAGCGTAGCATTGGGGTTGGTGCTCTCGGCTTTCATGCTTACCTACAACGGAACGGCGTTGCTTTCGAGGGTGTCATGGCCAAAGTACTTAACAACCAAATGTTCAAACACATCAGAGGTAAACTAGATGAAGCGAACACGAATCTTGGTACTCTTAGGGGTTCTCCGGCCGATTGTGCTGGTACCGGTCGCCGCTTTGCTCACGTTATGGCTATTGCTCCCAATGCTAGTTCTTCTATTATTATGGGTAATACCAGCCCTTCTATTGAGCCTTATCGTGCTAACGCTTACAGGCAAGACACACTGAGTGGTTCACATTTGACTAAGAACAAGTGGTTGGATAGAGTTATTATGAAACATCTGGATGCAAATGATTCAGCATTGACACCAAAGGGTGAACAAGAATATGCAGACATTTGGTCTTCAATCATTGCGAACGATGGTTCAGTTCAACACTTAACTTGGATGAATGAGATCGATAAAGAAGTGTTCAAAACTGGTATGGAAATTGACCAACGATGGGTTGTTGAACATGCTGCTGACCGCCAACAATACATTGACCAGTCGCAGAGTTTAAACTTATTCTTTAGACCTGATGTGAATATCAAATATCTACACGCCTGCCATTTCTTGGCATGGAAAAAAGGATTGAAGACATTGTACTACTGCCGTTCAGAGAAATTGGCCAAGGCCGATAAGGTATCAAAGCGCATTGAGCGTGAGGTCATCAAAGAATTAGACATGAGCGCAATTGCTCAAGGCAATGAGTGCTTGGCATGTGAGGGATGATCTGTGAGTTTCCTAGTAGCAAATTTACCACCAGTAAAGTGTTTTGTTCGTAAAGAATTTCTCTATGACTTTGAGAAAGGTCATGGAGAACTTGAACCTTGTTGGTGGATAAGTATTAAATCTCAACGAAGCCAAGCATTTCGCATTGAATCGTATTTAAATCAATACGGTGCGTTATATGACAAACTTCCATTACACGCATACTGTTGGAAACCTATAGAAGGCGACCCGTATCCGTTAGATTTTTTACAATTATGGAACAGCATGTCTTATGATATCACTGTGATTAAAAAAGCAATGATAGCAAATATGCGCTGTAAAATTAAGATGAAAGATGGATCATGGTTAGAAGGTGAATATCTTTTCACCGTTGACTCTGCACATCCGGATTTTAATGTATTGGATTGCGGCCACGGTGAAGATGTTGAAGACCACAAATCTTTTAACTTTATTAAATGTGACAATGGTCAATTTGCCGCACAGCCAAACAATCGTGTTGTTATTTTAGAACCAGCATCTAATCCTAAAAACATGAAAATACCAGATTTTAATGTTGCCACTACTAGATGGAATGTTGAGATGGATCCAAAATGGGACTATGGACTGCCAGAAAACAAATGGCGAATGAACGAATAAAACTAAAAAGGAAAAAAAATGAAGAAATTATTAGCCGTATTATTGTTAGTCCCTGTACTAGCATTCGCACAAAAACAACCACAAGGCGTTACCTATGACGCACAAATAATTAGAGTAACGGATGGCGATACAGTTGTTATCGCCGCACCCTTTCTACCTAAACCACTTAAGCCCGAACTTGCGGTGCGAGTCTATGGAGTCGATACTCCGGAAAAAGGATTTAGAGGTCAATGCGACAGCGAAAAAGCCAGAGGTGAAGCCGCTAGCGTTTTCACTAAAGGTCTCGTTAACGCCAGCCAACAGCGACAAGTCATTCTATACAGTTGGGATAAATTCGGTGGTCGTGTATTGGGTGACCTCATTCTAAATGGACAGAGCCTACGTGCCCAACTAATTGCTAATGGATTTGCTCGCGAATACTATGGTGAAGCAAAACAAAGTTGGTGTGACAAATGAAAAAGATTATTAGATTTACCGCATCGTGGTGTCAACCATGTAAAGCATTGGCAAGTATTTTAGACAATGTAGATTCACCGTACCCAATTGAGGTTGTTGATATTGATGATCGATCAGATGTGGCCATTGAATTCGGCATTCGTTCTGTTCCAACATTGGTAATGATTGAAGATGGTACTGTACTTAAGCGGATGAATGGTGTAAAATCAGAACAACTTGTGAAAGAATGGATCAATGGTTAAGAAAACACCCAGCCGACTAACTGACGAACGCAGTTCATTTAAACCCTTTAATTACCCATGGGCATATGATGCATGGTTAAAACACGAACAATCACACTGGTTACACACAGAAGTGCCAATGCATGAAGATGTGAAAGATTGGAAGAATAAGTTAACAGCAGAAGAAAAACATTTTCTCACAAACATTTTTCGTTTCTTCACACAAGGTGACATTGATGTTGCCGGTGGTTATGTAAACAACTATCTACCATATTTCCCACAACCAGAAGTACGCATGATGTTGTTGGGCTTTGCAGCACGTGAAGCACTACACATTGCTGCATACTCACACCTGATTGAGACACTAGGTTTGCCAGAAACAATGTATAACGAATTCATGGCATATCAAGAGATGAAAGACAAGCACGACTATGTGATGGACATTTCTGGTAAGAATGGTACAAAAGAGAACACTGCACGCCATATCGCCGTGTTCAGTGCTTTCACTGAAGGCATGCAGTTGTTCTCCTCTTTTGTTATGTTGTTGAACTTCCCACGCACTGGCAAGATGAAAGGTATGGGACAGATTGTTACTTGGTCTATTGTTGATGAAACAATGCACGCCGAGAACATGATGAGGTTGTTTAAGACATACATTTCAGAAAACCAAGAGATTTGGAATGATGAATTGAAATCGTCAATTTACACCATTGCTGAACGCATGGTCGAATTGGAAGATAAATTCATCGACCTAGCATTTGGTTTCAATGCTATGGAAGGCCTAACATCGGATGAATTGAAGAAATACATTCGTTACATTGCTGACCGCAGATTGATTGGTCTTGGTATGAAAGGCATATTCAAAGTTAAACGCAACCCACTACCATGGGTTGAAGAAATGATTAATGCACCAACACACACCAATTTCTTTGAGAACCGTGCCACCGACTACGCCAAAGGTGCATTGTCTGGTTCATGGGACGATGTTTGGAGTAAATCCTGATAAACTGAACCGCATGTTGTCTATATACTCAAGTAACAGTATATGGAGGTAATTTATGTTAGTAGTTAATCACCAATGTGAATCTTGCGGTTCAGAATTTGCAATTCAATATGACGAAACAGAATGTGAAAGTGATCCAATGCACTGTCCTTTCTGTGGTGAATATATAGCTTTAGAGGAAGATGATTTTATCGATCCAGATTCTGAAGATGACGAATAAATGTCATGGTTTTACAATGGAGTGGAAGTAACCGACCAAATGATTGAAGGTCAATATGGTTACGTCTACTGTATCACAAACAAAGTGACCGGCCGCAAGTACATTGGTCGGAAATACTTCACCAAAGCCGCAACAAGGCAAGTTAACGGGAAGAAAAAGAAAACCCGTGTCAATTCAGGTTGGCAGAACTATTTTGGTTCAAACAAAACAATTATTGAAGATGTGGCCACTATGGGAGCAGACAGTTTCCATCGTGAGGTCTTGTATTTCTGTAAGAACCGTACAGAGTGCAGTTACTATGAGACCTATGAAATATTTGTACGAGGGTGTTTGCTTACACCCAATTACTATAATGATTGGGTCACATGCAAGATTCGTAAAGCTCATCTGAAAAGCAACACCAATACTTATAAAGAAGGAGAGGCCAGCCATTAGTTCCCACACATCATTGCCTAATAATTACCGTAAAGAGAGAAAACCAAGAATGGCCAGAAAATCAAATACTAAAATCATGTTATCTGATTCAGTGGATATCAAACCACGCAGTAATTCTCTAAAAGTAAGAATCGATGACTTAAAAACATTCGAACCACTAACGGAGAATCAAAGATTGTTCTTTGATGCATATAAAAGAGGAGATTATTTTGTTGCACTACATGGTGTGGCAGGTACAGGTAAAACATTTTGTGCTCTGTACAAGGCAATAGAAGAGGTTCTCGATAAGAGTAACCCATTCGATAAGATAATTGTGGTAAGGTCAGCAGTACAATCCCGTGAGATTGGACACTTACCAGGTGATGTGAATGAAAAGATGGAGATTTACCAACAGCCATACAGGCAGATTTGTGAAACCTTATTTGGTCGCAAAGATGCATGGGATAGATTGGAAGAACAAGGCCATATTGAATTCATTTCAACCTCATTCATTCGTGGTATGTCGTTTGATGATGCCATTATCATCGTGGATGAAATGCAGAACATGACCTTCGAGGAGATAGACACAGTGATGACACGTGTTGGATATCGTTCCAAGATCATTTGGTGTGGTGATTACAGACAGACTGACCTCAACAAAAAGAAGAATGATGTGACCGGTATTTTGAAATTCTTTGAGATTGCCGATCACATGCATGCCTTCACCCGTATTGAGTTTACCGTGAATGATATTGTCCGTTCATCATTGGTCAAGGACTACATTCTTGCCAAAATCAGGCATGATGATTTAGACTAAATTCTTTTGAGTTTTCTTATTCGGTCGTAGTTTATTTGAAGGTCCGATTGTGTTTCTCTCATCAATTGACCTTCAAATTTTAAAGCATCTTTTTTATTATCGAATGTGGCCACAATTTCATAATCAAATCGACTAAAGTTTTCCTTCACATATTCATTTGATGTGAAATACTTTTTACCCAAATCATCTTCCGGTTTATCATAATATTTGTACCTGTATCCGATGTAGAATCGGCCTGTTGTTTTCTCGGTACATTTGTATACGTATGGTATACCTTTTTGTGAGTTATAAATACTCATGCTGACATTCCTTTACAATGTTAGAGTGGGTGGGGATTGCCGTCCCGTGATCCACAACTATTTATATCATCATTAGACCCTGCACACTAGTACTTATACTTAGTTTTTGTTGCGGTCGCACATATATATTAATGGGGTGCTTAAAATAGGCCTCATTAATTTAATCGTCTAAGGAGATACTCATGTTCGCATACAATACATTCATCGATACCATTCAAGGTTCAAAAAAATATTTCGTTAATACTTTTATTACCGATGAAAAGGTTCGTAAACCAATGTTGGCATTCGTTGATGCACAAACAGCATTCACAAAACAAATCGTAAAATCTAATGAAGAAGTTACTGCATATGTCAGTGAAGAAGCTACCAACCTATACAAAAAAGGTTTGGTAAAATGAAATTCTTGTGGAAAATATTAGAAGCACTTGCTGAAGCTAGAAAAGGCATGGCGGCTCGACATATAAACCGACACAGAGGTTCTTGATGTAATGCAAACCTCAATTATTTGTGGTTATACATATACCATAATAGTTGAGGTACCATGCATAAAAAAACATCCAATAAAGAGTTTACTAG